CGGCGAAACGAAGCTGGTGAGGATATTGGTCTGACACGAGATGATATGGTGGACATGAAACAGTTACCTGCATCATCTCTTGTGCCTTACATTGACCAAGCGAATTTTATCGTGGAGCAGATGAGCCAAATCACCCGTACCCCGCTCATGCGGATAAGCGGGGATACGGCAAGCGGGGAATCGCTCAAGCAAAAAGAGGTGGGGTTGATTGCTAAGGTCGAGAAGGCTCAAATCCGATTGGGTGAATCGTGGGAGTGGACGATCGAATTGGCAAATTTGGTGGCAAAGACATATGGCAAAGTGTCCGCGCCGAAATTGGGGCGGTGCATGGCACTGTGGGAAGGGGCGCAAATCCGCAATGATAGCGAGATTATCGCCAATGCGTTGGCGGTGGCGGATCGGATCGGGGATGAGGCGTTTCTTAAACTAATCGCGCCCGTGTTTGGGTGGGATGGTGAGACGGTGCAGGGGATTCTTGAGCGAAAAATTCAACAGCAAATAAATTTGCTTAGGAGTGTCAATGGGTTTGGTATGGGTGGGGGTGTAAATCCTACCCCTTAGCCCTCATCCATTGCAGGAAAATGAAAACACCCCGTGAATGGGGTGTTTTTTGTTGCGTGATTGAAGACGCATAAATGCCTTTATCAAGCCTCACTTTGGAGAGGAGGAATAATGATGAGCGTTATGGCGGTGGGTGGTGGGGTATGATGTGGGTGTATATGAGGGATGCTGTCTGATGCTATAGGCTATGTTGTGGATGGCTACCCTCTATCATCCTTGTTTAATGGACGTGTCGAAGCGCGTCCGTATCAGAAAGGACTTTATTATGGCAGATGTATCTATCACGCCGGCGAATGTGGTTAAGGGCGCAAATGCAACAACGCGAGTTGGCACGGCGGGCGCGACCATCACGGCAGGGCAACCGTTGTATGAGGATGGGTCGGCGAATTTTGTGCTTAAGCCCGCACAGGGCGATACCGCCACCAAAGCGAAATGCGTTGGGATTGCATTGCATGGTGCATCCAGTGGGCAACCTGTGACATTTATCACGGCGGGGAACTTGACGGCTGGCGGGACGCTGGTGGTTGGGCAAGTGTATGTCGTATCGGCGGCGGCGGCGGGCGGTATTGCGCCATATGCTGATTTGACCACGGGCAACTACGTCAGCATTTTGGGAATCGCCACCAGCACCACGATTTTGGCGGTTGATATTCAAGTTGGCGGAGTCGCAAAACCATGATAACCATTGAGGCGATGCGTGCCGATTTGATCATTCGCGCCCAAAACATGGTCAATGATTTGCGTCATGAATGGGTGGCGGCGGGGAATGCGCCCGAATCATTTACCGTTGAGGTGGCGCACACCCCTACAGGGGTGAGTGTGTCGTTGGTCGTGTTGGTGGGCGGGGAACTATCCGACAAAAAAGAGGATAAATACACCCCTCTATCCAAAAAGAAGATATAGCCCATGAGCAATGATGGCGGGCGTGAGGATCCTAACCCGATAGTGAATTTAATTGAGCGGGTACTTGATAGAGGGTACACGCGGTTAATTCGTCCATTTTTGGCGCGGGGTGCATCGCCTGAATTGGAACGGCGGGTTCAAGATTTGCAAGCCGAAGCCGATAGATTGGCGGGTGAGGGCAAACCATTGACGGCGGATAATCCGTTTTTGGTGAGTTTGTCGGTGACGCTTGGTGATGATTTGGCACGGCAAAACATCGCCTTGCAGGGTATTGCTCAACAGATGCAGGAAAACGGGATTAATGCCGCACGGGTGTTACATCGGCAATTGGCGCTAGGCGGGTTTGATGATAATCAGCTGGCGAAACTGGGGATACGGTATAACGTGCCAAATCCAGAGGCGCTCAATGCGATTGTGGATTATGTCGGGCGCGATGAATTTGCGCGGGCGATGCGGATTAGCTCGGATGTGGTGCTAAAGACGGTTAATAATCAAATTTTAGCGGGGATGGCAGGGGGATGGTCGCCTAATAAATTAGCCGAAACGCTTGCTATGACGGTTAAGAATTTGCCCCTCGCGCAAGCAAGCACGATGATGCGGACATTGCAATTATCAGCGTATCGGCAGGCGACATTTTTATATGACCAAGCAAACGCCGATATTATTCAGTATCGGCAACGGATTGGGGTATTGGATGGTCGGATTTGCATGGCGTGTTTGGCGTTGCATGGGACGATGTTGGGTCCGAATGAGACGGTTAATGACCATCATAACGGGCGGTGCATCAGCATAGCGACAATAATCCCGAATATGCGTCCACCCATTGTCACGGGCGAGGCGTATTGGGAGGGGTTATCCGATGATGAGAAGCGCGAATTGGCGGGTGTGGGCGCGTATGAGGCGCTCAAGAGTGGGCGGGCGCAATTGCGTGATTTTGTGGAGACATATCGGGACGACCTGTTTGGTGAGATGGTGAGACAAAAATCACTACGGGATGTTTTGGCTGGCTCATCAACATAAGATGAGCGTTATTTGTTGATGGTACGTGGTACTTTATAGAGAGAGGCTTGATGCCAAATGAGTGATGACAATAACGGGCTTGATGCCCAAAAGCAACAAAGTGGTGATGGTGGTGATGCAATTGATTTGACTACTCTCCCCGAAGCTGTGCAGACGTATATACGGTCACTACGTGGCGAAGCGGCAGAAAAACGCAAACGATTGCAGGCGCTCGAAGCGCAGATGAATGAGATGCAACAAAAACAATTGGCGGAGCAGGGCAAATGGAAAGAACTGGCGGAAGCCCGTGAAGCCGAATTGAACAAGGTGAAACCGTACCAAACCCGTGCGGAAGCGTTGGAAGCCCGAATTACGGCAAACAACAAAGCACGGGTGGAGCGGATACCTGAACACTTTAGAAGCCTCATACCACAATTGCCACCCGAAGATTTAGCGGCATGGCTTGATGCCAATGAAACAAAACTCACCACCCCACCTGCACCGAATTTAGATGCGGGTGCAGGCGGTGGTGAAGGTAAGACGGCAATACAATTAACGGCGGAACAATTGGCAGTGGCTAAAGGGATGGGAATATCTCCGGAGGACTACGCCAAATTTATCAAGAAATGAGGGATTGAATGCCTAATTTTAGTTTTGTACGGGATAACGATGGCAATAATCAGCCACCTAATGTTATCGAATTGCCTGTGGCTGATAGCCAGACTTTGGCAGTTGGTGACGCGGTGGTGTTGTCATCCAACAAGATCGCTAAGGCGGGTGCGAGCTTTGGCGAGTGTGTGGGCGTGATGGCTGAAGCCATTACTACAGGCAGTAGTGCTGGGGGACCGTTGGCTAAGGTGTATGTTGCCAAACCGTCACAATTGTGGCGGGCGACTGCAAGCGCCAATGCGACTAGCCATGTGTTGGGCGTTGCGACCTATGACCTTAATTCGTCACAGGTGGTGAATGTGGCTGACACAACGGGGGGGTGCATCCAAATTGTTGCCCTCAATGATAGCACAACCGACATCCTTATTCGTTTTGACGTTTGCGCGTTGGCATAGGAGCAGAATAAAATGGCTACGATGATTGAAGACCAATTTGCCAACCTGATTTTGCCCGGTGTTATGGCAACATTTATCGCCGAAATGGGAATGACACCCGACATCGTTGGTGAAATTTTTAATGTGCAAACATCCCAAAAGGCTTATGAACGGGTGGTTACAACCGGTAGTTTGGGATTGATGAAGCCGAAGGTGGAAGGCGGGGCGGGCGAATTTGACAGTATCAGTGAGCAATATTTGACCACGTTCACGCACGCCACCTATAACAAATCTATCAGCATCAGCAAAGAAATGGTGCAAGACCAAGATTGGCTCACCATCACATCGTTGACGCGCGAATTGGCGGAAAGTGCGGCACGGTCGCGTCAGTATTATGGGGCAAAGGTGTTTAACCTTGCCTTCGACACCACCACATACGGTGATGGTCAGTTCCTGTGTGACACCGACCACCCATACGGGGCGGAAAATTCCGCCACATATAGCAACAACGGCACAACCGCTTTGAGCCATTCGGCACTGAGCGCGGCACGTATCGCCATGCGGAAATTTCCTGATACACGGGGGAATCCTGTGGGCGCGATGGGTGATGTGCTGCTTGTGCCACCCGACCTCGAAAACACCGCGTTGGAAATTGTGATGAGTACCCAAAAATCGGGTACTAACAACAACGATGCGAATGTGTTGAGCAACATTCGTGTGATTGTGTGGGATTGGCTGACCGATACCAACAATTGGTTTTTGTTGGATTCGCGCCGTGCCAAACGCCATTTGTATTGGTTCGACCGTCAAGCGCCCGAAGTCACCTATGAGTATAAAGCCACCACAGGCAATTTTGTGGTGACAGCGGACGCGCGTTGGTCGTATGGTGTAACCGACTGGCGTTGGGTTTATGGTGGCGAAGTCGCGTAGTGTAGACGCATAATATTTGTTATCCGTCCTGATATGGGCGCATGGAAGCGCGTCCGTATCAGGCAGAACGAAAGTGAAAATAGATGGCAAAGATTGACGTTATCCGATTGGTGGTAGATGTGGCAGGCTCGGCGGGGTCTGCTACTGGTAGCACCACATCTATTGATGGGATCAACGGACGGGTGTTGGCGGTGCATGTGGATTACACATCACAACCGGCGACTACGGACGTGACGCTCACCAGCTCATCGCCACCGCAAACGATTTTGACACTCACTAATACCAATAGCGATGCGCTCATCTACTCGCGCCGATTGTTGCAGGGTACAGATGGCACGAATTTGACGGCTGTGTATGATGCGTTTATCGTGGCGGGCAAATTGACGGCTAGTGTGGCGCAAGGCGACCCTGTGGTTGGTGGTGTTGTCGTGACTGTATATGTGGAGCGCGGTTGATCATGGCATTCACGTACACCCCCTCGACACCTAATGACATCACCCGCGTGAGATTCCATTTATCGGACGTGGATGAAGCATCCATGATATTTTCGGATGAGGAAATCACGTTTTGCATTGCCGAAGCGGGGACGTGGCAAGGGGCGGTGATTATGTGCATTAAAAATGTCATCGCCCGTATGAGTGCGAATCCGAATTTTACGGCGGATTGGTTGCGGGTGGACTACAAGGATGGTATCGTGGGGTGGCAACGGTTGCTCGCCATCAAATCGGCGGAGTTTGGTTATAGCACGGGTGTCGCGCCCATTACGGTTCGTGCTGTGCGGGCGAGGCGTGCCGATATTGTGGATGGTGACGTATGAAGGCGTTGGCGCGTATTAAAACGATGCTCGCAGGATTTTTGGATGATGTTTGCCGAATTGAGCGCGAGGCGTTGGTGCAGGGTGTGATGGGTGAGCCGTTGCACCAGTGGGGACTGGTGGCTGATGATGTGGCGTGCCGATTGATACGTGGCATGGATGGGCGCACAGGGCAAACTGCTACGGTGGGCAATCAACAAAAACTTACCGAGTCGTATCGTGTGATATTGCCGATTAATACCGATGTGTTGGGCGGGGATAAAATCACGGTTGGAGGGGTGGAATATCGCGTGGTGGCGTTATCCATCGTCACAGGGTTATATATCCAAGCGGTGGTGACGACATGAGCGGGATCAATTGGTCAATTGATACCAGACCGCTAGAGGCGCTCATCAAAAAGATGGACGGCGATTTGGGCGATTGGTTGCGCGGTGTGGCAGAAGAAATCAAAAATGATGTGGTCACATCGTTTAACACGGGTCCGCGTGGGCGGGCGTATCCGCGGGGGAATGGTAAGGTACATTATGCGTCTACAGCAGGAAATCCGCCGAATGTGGATACGGGCGCATTGCGGGCGAGTATTCGCGTTATCCCAAAAAGCAAATTGCGGTATTGGGTGGCGGCTGGAACGGATTATGCAGAGGGGTTAGAGTTTGGGACGACACGCATTCGCCCGCGCCCATATATGCGCCCTGCGTTTGATAAATGGTCGCGTGGGGGCAAATTGGCGAGGTCGCTAGAGGGGTGGATGAAGCTATGATTCACCCGATTCGGTCATTATATAAGGCGGTTTTTGAGGCGTTGCGGTCGGTCGGTGATGTGTATGCAGACCATGCTCCTATAGGCGTTAATCGCCCGTACATCGTATTTTATTTTGTATCGGGCGGAAATACACGCGAGGTCGTGAATAATCGGCAAAAAATCATTTTAACCGTCAAGGCGGTGACGGATGGATTGGCGGATGGATTAACGCTATCGGCACAATTTGATAATTTGCTTGCCGATGGTGGGTTGTTTGATGGTGGGGTGATTGTGGGCGATGCCGATTGGGACATTTGCACTATCACTCAAACGGAAACGGTGTATCTGGTGGAGTGGGACGAAAACGCAAAGCCGATATATCACAGTGGATTCGATTATGAGATTGTCATGGAGGCGAAATAATGGCTAAATTGAATGGTAACGATATTTATCTGACCATTAACGGGACTGATGTGAAGGCGTTCTGGAAAAAGGTTAGCCTCAATCCGTCAGCTGACACGGTGGATGTGACGGCTGGCGCTGGGACTGACCATAAGCAGTATGAACCCGGTCTGATTGAGACAGATATGAGCATCTCACTGGCTTATGAAACTGCACTCCTTGCCACATATATCCAGTTGTTGCAAGTGGGCGAAAAGGTGACGGTGGTTTATGGTCCCGAAGGGGCGGTATCGGGCAAGCCGAAACATGAGCAGGTGTTTATTGTGACAACTGCACCGCATGAGGTTTCGGTCACGAAAGATGCGGTGATGTTTGAATTGGAATTGAAGGGTGCTGATGCGCCTACGCTTAATATGTTTGCGGGAGCGGTGTGGTCATGAGTGACAACATGGCGGAGATGGTGGACGCGCCTGTTTTCGATTTTGATAACATCTCGTGGCGGGATGAGAAAGCGAAATCGGTGGCGATGGCGCGGTTAATTAAAGCCGAAAAGGATGGCGATGTGGAAGCGATCGCATCGGCATTTACTGATATAGAGGGGTATTTGGCAAAATGCCTCGTTAGTGTGCCATCTGATTGGATGGTGAAAAATGCGCCCGCACAGCTCGATTGGAGCGATGTGGGGGCGTTTGCGTATTTGAAAGGGAATAAGTTCCAGAGTTTGCTGATTGCCCTCCGTGATGCGCAGACTGACATCCAAAAAAAATAAGTTACGCCATCTTTTTATTGAGAAAAGCGCCCGATGATGTGGTGCTTGAAGACGATGAAGGGTGGCGGATTACACGGGCGCAGTTGGCGCTGGAATTGCATGTTTTACCAACCGATATAGATGGTTTGCCGATACGGGATGTGATGGACTTGTTGGCACTCATCAACGATAGGAATAAAAAGCATGGCTGAAAAGGTCATATCGCTTTATGGCGAACTCAACTTAGAAGACAACATGACCAATGCGCTTAAGACGGCGAAAAGGGAAACAAAATCCTTTAGTGACCAAATTAAGGACGCGGGCAAATCTGTGACCAGTTTAGGGCAGGATATGATTCGCATATCCGCGCCATTGGTTGGCGGTTTTGGGTTGGCGATAAAATCGGCGATGGATTTTGACCGTGCAATGACCAATGCGGCGGCGATTTTGGGCAACAGTCGTGATGAGATGGTTGGGTTGAATGCCGAGATATTGCGGATTGGTAGCGAATCTATCGCGGGTCCGCAGGCGGTGGCAGAAGCATTTTATGATATTGTGTCTGGTGTGGCTGATGCTAGTTTGCACATGGACATCCTCAATCAATCCATTGCTTTAAGTGAGGCAGGGTCCGCGAGTTTGGCGGCATCCACCGCATCACTGATTGCAACAATGAATAGCTATGGATTTGCGGCAGAAGATGCGGCATTTGTGTCTGATGTGTTCACGCGGACGGTGGGCATGGGTGTATTGACTATGGACGAATTGGCGGCGGCAATGCCTAGCGTGACGGGCATGGCGGCGGCGATGGGCATTGAATTGGATACGCTCGGTGGTTATATGGCGTTCATGACCACAAAAGGGGTAAGCGCATCCGAAGCATCCACGCTTTTGCGCGGGGCGATGAGCGCGTTGCTTAACCCAACCGGTGATTTGTCAAAAGCGATACGAGAAATGGGGTACGAATCTGGCGAGGCGATGGTCGCGGCGCTGGGTTTAGACGGCGCGTATGCCAAAATCCGTGAATATGGTGATGGGTCTTTTGCGGGATTGATTACCAGCCAAGAGGCGCTACGGGCTGGTTTGATTTTGACAGATCAAGATGCAAAACAATTTTTTGATAATTTTAAGACAGGTGTGAACGGCGCAACTGAGGCGGCACGCGCTATTCAGTTGGATAGTGTATCGGCACAATTCGACAAATTGAAATCGGGAATTAGTGGCATAGGCATTACGGTTGGGATGGCGTTGTTGCCTGCCTTAAATGATTTGTTGCTGTCTTTGCAACCAGTGATAACCGAGATGTCAAATTGGGTTGCTCAAAACCCGGAAGCTATTCACGCATTGGCAGGGTTGGCGCTTGGTGCTATGGCGTTGGGGGTGGTTTTGACCCCTGTCGGTTGGTTAATCAATGGGTTTGCAACCATTATGGCGGGGGCGGTGGTGATTGGGACGAATGCGGCAACTGTGGCGGTTTGGGGCTTTAATGCGGCGGTGGCGGTGGCAACATCCCCGATTACGTGGTTGGTGGCGGCAATTGCAGGTTTGCTCGCGGTGCTGGGTAGCGGTGAAGGTGGGTTGTTAGGGGGATTCCAGAGGGCAACGGTTGCGGCACGTCAGCTGGTTGAGATTGGGATATATTTTATTTTGGGTGCTTTGGCTGAATTAAGCAATAGCCCTTTATTCACTACGATTCGCAATGTATTTGAAAGTGTGTTTAATGGCATCAAAAATATTGTTGAGGGGGTTGTTAATTCGATCACGGGATTTTTAGGTCAAATTAGTTCTGGTATTGAAAATGTGTTACGGGGGCTTGGGTTAATTAAGGCAGAACAAAACAGTATTTTTGATAGCCCTAAAGAAATTTTATCGCCATCGAACTTGATTAATTTACAATCGGGTTTAGGGGGTCGCGCTGACGGTGGACCCGTGATGGCGGGGATGCCGTATAAGGTCGGTGAACGTGGACAAGAATGGTTTGTGCCGCAAACCAATGGCACGATATTTAACCAGAGGCAAATGGCGGGCATGGGTGGTATTAGCATTGGGACGTTGGTACTCAATGGGGTGCAGGATGTTAATGCTCTATACGACCAATTGCGAAAAGTGGCACGGCAACGGACGTGATTGAGGACGCATAAATGTGTTTATTAATCTTTACCCTTCAGCTCCCCATTGCATGGAGAGGGGAATAAAAAAAGGACGTATATGGGTAAGACAACTTTTCGTTTTTGGATAAATTGGGATGGAACGGGTGTGTTTTCTGCGGATGATGAGGTGAGTGATTATGTCATCGAAGCGGAGTGGTTTTTGGGGACACGCGAAACGTTTCGGGCAATGGCTGATGATAACACAGCCAACTTGACACTCATCAACACGGACGGGCGCTTTAACCCTTCTAATCCGTCATCACCGTTGTATGGCAACATCAAGCCGTTTCGGGCGGTGAAAATCGAAGCGGATTATGGCGGGACGATTATCCCGTTATGGACGGGTTATTTGGATTTGCCGATGATTACATGGCAACCAATTGGCGAATTGACAGGAAAGCATACGGTATCTTTTTCGTGTGTGGGGATAAAGCAAATTTTTGACCAAATCACCCTAAACTTCCCTTTATTAACAAACACATGGGCTCATATCATTATCACTGATGTCTTTTTTCAGGGGGGCTTTCCGGGTTTGCCGACTGACTTTGAGACAGGAGCTACGAAATTTGATTTGTATGGTGATAATGGTGCTGATATGTGGCAAGTCATTCAAGAAATATCCGAGTCGGAGCGGGGGTGGTTTTGGATGGATAGGGATGGCACATTTCGGTTTTGGAATCGGCATCATAAAATTGTCAATACGGCGGTATTGGCGACATTGGACAGCGCTACCGAAAAACAATATGGATTGACTAATATTGAATATCGTTATGGTGAAGATATTGCCAATTCGGTTCGGGTGAGCATCACCCCGCGCAGGAGCGATGTGTCTCAGACGCTTTGGGAATTGGATAAGCCAATGACTATCCAACCAAGCACCACCGAAATTATTGAAGTGCGGTTGCGTAAATTGAATGGGCAATTTGTAGCGGCGACATCTCTATCTGTATCATCCACATTTAGCAGTGGAACGGCAAATATCACGATAGCCGAAAAGGGCGGGGTGGCAGTTGTCACTATCCAAAATGTAAGCACAGCGGTGGCGGTGTTAGATACGTTAACGTTAACGGGCGTGCCGACACAGGCGCAAAATTCGATCACGGTGAAAGAAGAAAACACCACATCTATCAACGAATTGGGCAGGCGTGAGATTCATATCTCGTTGGCGACTGGTGGTGGACATGATGGCGCAAAACAGATCGCGCTGTATGAACTATCACGGCGGGACGAATTGCGCGGGACGGTGAGAGCTATCACCCTCAAAGAAGTGCCAAACACGGGCGCGACCGTATCGGATGTGTGGAAAATTGGGGAACGGTATCGCATTACGATTGATAGCCTGTTTGTAGATGATGACTATTGGTGTGTGGGGGAACGTCATCAATGGCGGGTGGGGAATGAGCATGTGCAGACGTGTTATCTTGAGCCTGCTAAGGTGTCCCAGTTTTGGTTATTGGGGGTGGTGGGGCAGAGTGAAATTAGCGAAACTACAAGGTTAGTTTATTAAAGGTGTAAAACGATATGCCATTATCAACAAGGAGTACGGGTGATCTAATCACCGCCACGATATGGAACGCGCTTGTGAATGCCATTAACAACACAATGGCACATAAGGCTGATGGGCAAACGCTAGAGGCGTGGGGGGCTACACCCAAAACCATCGGGTGGATGGTGGGGGATATTAAACAAAGTGGAGCTGTGGCTGATCAAGGGGCGGCATGGTTAAGGCTGGATGGGCGGACAATTGGGAACCAATCTAGCGGGGCGACTGCGCGGGCAAATGCGGACATGTGGGATTTGTTTGTGTTTTTGTGGACAAATTACACAAACACCGAATTGGTGATACAGACATCGGGGGGGTCGCCAACGACTAGGGGAGCATCGGCGGCAGCGGATTTTTCGGCTAATAAGCGGATGCCATTGCCCGATTTGCGGGGGCGGGTATTGGCGGGGATGGATAACCCCGGTAGTGGGGCTGCAAATCGGATTACTAACGCGCAAGCCGATATTAATGGTGGGGTAATGGGCGCGGAAACCCATTCACTAACATCAGGTGAAAACGGTCCGCATACACATGGTCCCTCTAGCCCATTTACCCAATATGTGCAGCGAATTGTAGGGCAAGGCATTGTTGGCATGGGAAGTGGGGCTGATTTTAATTATCCTGGTTCTACGGGTACTTCTGGTAGTGGGACAGGACACAATAACGTTCAGCCTACATTTTTTGCAAATTATTTTATCTATACTGGTAACTAGGAGAGTTGATATGGCAATCAATCCATACGCAGAAATAACCAATTTGGGAGCGCCGATGGTGGCGAATGTGGCGTTTGTGCCGTTGGCGGTGGAGGCGGGCATTATCCCCACAATTAAATCTCTGGTGGGTTTGGCAACTGATGAATATAGTTTGGTAATTTTGCTCAAGCAATCGTTGTGGGATGATAATCAAGCGTTATCATTGGCAATCAATAATGGCACATTAAGGGCAATCCTCAAATATATGGCAACCATTGGTGAAAGTGTGGTCATTGTGGATGACCTGCCCGATATGTTGGATATGAATGGACCCGTTAGTGTATCGGCGGGGCGTGATGGTGGCACGCCGACACAGATCAATATTGGATTTAGCACCCCTCCAGAGGGATTTAAGGGTGCTATCTATTTGGATGGGGTGTTTAACAAAATCAGCAATGAAACAGGCAACCCGACCGTGTTTGACATCATCTCTAATGTGGGCGCGGGGGCGCACACGATACGGGTCTTGTATCGGCGCGAATCGGACGGGGCGCTTACGCGGTTTGGTCCGATTGTCAATATTGTGTAGCAACATAATGCGCGTTATGGCGGTGAGTGGTGGGGTATGATTGGGATAGATTTTTTTCGTCTGATTAGGAAAAAGGAGCATGAAATGAAATTTTTGTTTAATCTATTTGCGGTGGTCATGTTGTTTGTGATTGGCACACCGTTGGCGATGGCGCAGGATTCCACCGATGAAGCGCCGATTATCGTTGTTGATGATGGTGGCGAATTGGTCTCGCCCGTTGAATCACCTGTACCGAGCGCCGAAGAACGCGCTACGGTGACATTACGCGATGCGGTGATTGCGATTGTGGTTGTGGTGGCGACTGCTATCGGTTCGATTGCGGTGATTTTGTCGCGCACATCGGCGAATGTGGTGGGCATTGCTTTGGACCGATTGCATTCATCTGTGCCTAGCTATCTTCAGCCGTCCTTTGCGAGTGCGATTGGGGCGGGGGTTGGCAGGTTAAAAGAGGTGGCGACATCCACACAATTTACAGACTTGGATGATGAATTTGTCGCTACACTTGAACGGGTGGTTGCGCCGATTGTCGAGCGGAATGTAGTCGAAATCGCTAAACGGTTTGGCGGTGGTCAGACGGACGTTTCTAAGCCTACGGTTGGGGCGGTTGGGTAATAATCAAAGATTTTGTGTAGTTTGAGACATAGACAAATTTTGTGAGTTGGTGGGTTGCGTATACCAGAGAAAAAAACGCATAAATTTTTAATAGTGTCGCATGGGGGTACGTATCCTAACGCGACGCAAAAGCACCCCCGCGAGGGGTGTTTTTGTGTCCCCACTTTGCAGAGAGGGGGAATAAAGGACAAAAAAAAGGACGTGCAGAAGCACGTCCGTAGGGGTGGAGGGGGTTAAGAGGCTTATCCGAACACGACACCGTAAGTGCCGAAATCAGAGGCGGCTAAATCGGGGGATTGCCCGATGTAGTGCAAGGTGGTGGATGCGTCTTTGTGTCGCAACAATTTTTGAATGGCGGTGAGGGGCATCCCCGCTTTGTATGCGATATATGCGGCGGTACGGCGGGTGTCGTGCGCCGCCATGCGGTAACGGTCGCCTAATGCCGATGCGGTACGGTTGGCGATGATGCCACGTAGCCCCTTGTGGAGCAAGCCCGTGCATGGGTCATATACTCCTGTGCCGATTTTGCGCCCGACTTGCATCGGCGTGTTTGCGCCTTCGAGGGGTTGCCATATGGGGACATCGCCTTCGATGGCTGGGGGATTAGCCCCACCCATCCCCATTGCATGGAGAGGGGGAATTGAGGATACATAAGATAGATTATTAAGCCCCACCCCTAGCCCCTCCCCACTTTGTGGAGAGGGGGATGAGACGGCTTGATTGTAGGCTGTAACCCATTCAATGATGGCGTTATAGGCAAATTTTGATAAGGGTACGGGGTCGGTTGTGCCACGCTTACCACGCACGGCGACTTGATAAGCATCGCCTAGAGGGGTGATGTTGTTGAGCGTAATGCGGGTTAGCTCCGAAATGCGGAGCGCAGTATAAAAAGCGGTCATCAACAAGGCGTAATCGCGCTTGCCCTGCAGGGTGGAGCGGTCAATCTTGAGCAAAACCAGATTAACTTGGTTTTGTTCAAGTCGCACAAATTCGGGATTGAATAGGGGTCCGTAATTCGACTTGCTGGCGGGTGGTGGATTTTTGACATCCAACGCGGCGCGGATTTGCTCACGGTATTCAGTGATGAGGTCGCGGTCGTGTCCGTGATAGCCGATGGTGGGTTGGTTGGCTAAAGCCTTTAGATAAATACGGACGGGGGCGAGGCGAACAATAATTGATGAGGGTTTTAATCCTTTTTGGTGAAGCATGTAATTGATATAAGTTTGCATGAGCGTTGGCGTAGGAAGCTCATCGCCCGCGAAATCGTGCCATGCTTTTAGGCTGATTTCGTAAGTTTTGCGGGTGTTCTTTTCTTGGGTGTGGGATGATGCGCGGGATTCGATGTGGGTGTATACCGATAGCATAGCATCGGTGGGGGAGAAGAATCGCGTCCAGTGGGTGGGGGTGGGGCGGGGGGCTTGCATAATTTGAGTGTTTTGGTGTATAGTTTGTGGTAACATGTAATTTTGTCCTTTCTGAGACACATTGACCTTTGAACAGTTGGTTTTATCAGAGATGACAAGCCCCTAATCCGTTGGTGGTTTCCCACCCCACAGACCATCGCGGGCAAAAACGCTTCTGTTGACGCAGAGGCGTTTTTGTTTCTCTGACTTGTGTTAATTATAACAAATTATAGCCCAATTGCATAGCAAATGTTTGACAACTAAAACGATTAGGTGTATAGTCTTTTCAATATCTACAAACAGAATGGAGGCATTATGTGGCAATAAAACGGGCAACACGGGTGAGGGTGATTGACCTCATCCAAGAGAAAGAGAAACGCGAGGGAATCCGTATCAAATATGCGGATGTGGAACGGGCAACGGGGTTATCGCGGTCAGTCGTGCGGGCTTATGCTTTAGGATTGCAAACTCGCTTCGATGCTCATACGGTGGATGCTTTAATGGCATATTTTGGAATCACCAGTTATGACGAGTTTTTCGAGAAAAAGGTAATTGGCGATGACACGCAAACAGACGGCTAAAGAAAAAGGCATAGGGTGTTTGATGCTGATTGGCTTGGTGCTTTTTATTTTTGCCTCGAATCGGGGTGGGTCGTCATCCATACCACCATCGCCCACACCCAACGCCCCGAATTATGGGCAACAAATAGACACAACCGATGAGTGGGTTATCATCCCCGAAGGTGTTGAGTTTAAGCAATGCCCGCAGGTTGGTTGTAGTGTTGTGGCAACGGCTGGTGATAATGACCGGGCGTTTATCATCCGTATGCAAGCGGGTGAGGTTGTTGATGGTATTGAATTGTGGGTGGTTGCCGATATTAACGGTGCAGAAGGTTTTGCGCCGATGGTGTATGTGTTCCCCCCTACTCCGAAGGCAGGTGATGAATGAAGCCAAAACTGAAAAACACTAAAACGGCACAGGAAGTCGCGCCCGTTGTGGCGGTGACGCTTGTGATTGGCGTGGTGGTGGGACTTATCATCAAAGTTTTGGAAGCACTGTTTTAGGTAAAATCCCCTGTGGAGGGGTAAAAGAAAAACCCGCCTGTCATGACGGGTATGCACCTTAAAAATTGAATTGCAACTACGGACTAACACCTTTACAAAATCAGTCCATAAGAGATAAACTCTATCGGGGTGACGGGATTCGAACCCATGACCTCTTCGACTTATGACCAGATTTGTAAAAAAGCATGTCCGAATTAAACCGTCTTTTTTGACGGAAAAACAATCACATTATCAGGTGCTTTTTCTGGGGTTGGCTCGGTGATGGACATCGCCTTTAATGCCTGCACCGCACGCTCAATATCTTTGGGCATGTAATACTCCATCACAATTTGCTCCGTATCACCTAATGCTTTTGCAATCACCGTAACACTCACCCCTGCATCACTTAATTCGTAGGCTTTTGCATGGCGAAGCGAATGTGTTTGGCGGGGCTTAACCCCGACTTTGATACATAGCGTCCTTACCATTTTGCCCGCCGCCGCCGCACTAAATGACCGATTGCCTTTTTGGAACACAAAATCGTTGGGCGCTTTACGGATGGCTAACCATCGGCGGAGCGCGTTGGCGGTGGCATCACCGAAGGCGACTATGCGGGTTTTATCAAACTTTTCGGTGACGGTCGCTGTATTGGTGTCAAAATCAATATCGCCAATACGCAAGCCTGCAACCCCTCTGGCGCGACATGCTGTGTCTGCCAAGAATTTTATGAACGCATCCTCACGCGGAAACCATCGGGTATATTCCAAGATTTTTTGTAAGTCCTCTTTGGGCATCGCCTTATTTTTTGGGACGGAGTTATCTACCCGCATGGATTTGATGGGTTTGGCTGGGGATTGGGTAAGTTCACCAATGTTGACCAACCAATTAAAAAATGACTTGATGTGTTTGATGTGTTTGTTAACCGTCTTGGGGGATAGGTTGCGTTTTTTATAAGTATTGATATGGGTGATAAGGTCGGCGGTTGTGATTGCCGATAGCGGACGGTTGCCTACAAAATCTGCCATTGGGCGGAGGGTTTCTTTGTAGGTGCGGAGAGTGTTAGTGTTTGTAATTGAGTCGTAGAAGATGCCAAGCGCATCTTTCAGGTTTAGATTGGACATGATTTTAACTCCACAGTTAATCTGACATGCACAAATTATACAACAAATTGTAGTTAGAACAAATAGAGTAGGACGGGTAATGTCATTTATGCGTCCTCAATTTGGACGCGCAGAAGCGCGTCTGTACAAGAATAGTGAGGTGTTATGTTAAATGTTTTGATGGGTATGGCTGGTGAAGAATATGCCAAGTCACAGCTCATGAGAATGGGGTACGTTGTCACCTACCCCACCGAGAAAAAACAGGGTGACTTGCGGGTTAAAGACCCTGCGACTGGTGAGGTTGTGCGGGTGGAAATCAAAACAGCACGGCGCGGTAAAGATGGTTGGCAGTTTTGCCTTAATCGGTGGGATGGCACGCGGTCTAAAACTGATTGTACCCAGACCGACATCACCATTTTGCAATTGGTCGGGGATAGCGGTCTGGTTGTGACCTACGCGATACCATCGGCATTGTTGGCGGGGATTAAAAAGACATCGTTCCGCCGTATCACCCCAACCGCTCGGAATCGGTGGGCGGGGTATTTATCAGACTATCGGATATTTGGAGGTGTGGCATGAGTGACAAATTTATCATCACATTTATGGACATCCGCAATGGCAACCCCGCCGATGAGGATAACCAAGTGACCAATTTTTTTACTGTGCGCCAGTGGTGGATACCGAAATCACCGAAATTGACCGTAACTGGCGGGCAGGTCGGGGAGGAAGCTAATGAACACTTGTAAAAAATGTAAGCGCGGGGTGTTGGTGTGTACCGAGACGGTCATCCATGTTGTTGATAAAATTATGGTGGCGGGGGATGTTTACAAATGCACCCGTTGCGATGAGAAGACAGTCAAGACACGGGTTTACCAGCAAATTAAGGTACGGCTACGGCTCAACGAAGCCGATGAAGCGAAACAAGGATGGTTGTAGGGTGATGGAAAAAAGGGGATATTGTTATATCCCCGCCACACATCCCAACGTGCAATATCAATATTTGAATTATAGCACGAAAGTGCGGAAAGGTGTTATATGAAGGTTTTAACTGCAATGAATGAAAAAGGTGGCGTTGGAAAAACCACGTTGGCGGTACATATCGCGGCGGGGTTGGCAATTGACGGGAATCGGGTGTTGTTTGTTGATACCGACCCACAAGGCAACGGTACAACATCGTTTGACGTATCGCCTACGAAATATCAAAACCTGTTTGGGTTGTTGATTGACAATGAAGATTGGGCGGATGTGTTGGTCACACCATCGCCCGATGTTTGGGCGGGGGATTATGAGGTCAAAGGGCGCTTGAGCGTGTTGGCGGGGAACATCAAGACCCGCCTTATCCCATCTGCAACTGATGATATGTGGGTGATGAAAAGACGGTTGGCAGAATTAGAGGGGTTGGTGGATTGGGTGGTGATGGATACATCCCCTACTCCCTCTCTCATGAATGTGATGTTGCTTTATGCCACCACCCACACCATCCACCCGACACAACTCGAAGCCTTGTCATTGAATGGCACGGCTCGCACGCTGGAACACATCGCATCGCACAACGAAGCATTACCTAACGGGGCGATGCCGATTGAGGTGATTGGGATTCAGCCGACTATGTATCGCAACACCTCCGCCCATAATGCGGGTTTGGGATTGCTCAAAGATGCCTATGGTGATGCGGTGTATCCGCCAACGGTATTGCGTACCGTGTGGAGCGAGGCGAGTTTTTCGCAGAAGACGATTTTCGCTTATGCGCCTGAATCGCCCGCGTGTGACGAAGCGTGGGCATTGGTTGGTCGGGTGATGTTGGGAGCGACCGCACATGGCTAAAAAGATGAACATTAAAAATCCACTTCGGACGGGTAATGATGGGGGGGATACTCCCCCATCCATTACACTTGAGGAAGCAGACCGTGCGGTATATGGGGGCATCGAAGCGCCTACGACTAACCGCATTGTGGCGCGACCTGTTGCGCTCACTGACATCAAACCTGATGTGAAGCAACCCCGCCGTATCATCCCCGCATCGATCCGCAGAGGATGGACGGGTGATGTGAGCAAAATCCCTGATATGTTGCGCGAATGGAGGGTGAATGCAGAACTAACGCTGGGTGAGCCGATTGATACGGTGCGCCTGATTGAGAAATTTGTGGATGGGCGCGATGCCGATAAGGATATTCCACCGATTGCAGATGAATATTTGGCATTATGCGCCCTCGCCGCATCCATCAAACGGGATGGGTTGGCGAATCCGATACAGGTGACACGCGCCAACGTGATTGTGACGGGGGAGCGCCGCTATATGGCATATTGGTTATTGCATACATGGATTGGCGGGTTTGATACCATCCCCGCGCAGGTGGTTGGCGAAGTAAATGTATGGTTGCAGGCGGCGGAAAATGGCGCACGTAAACCGCTGAATGCGATTGGGATGGCACGCCAATTGGCGTTGCTCATCATGGAAATGTATCACGGTGATGATGGGGTCAAGTTTGATGACATCAGTTTCTTCGATCATGAGCGCCTGTTTTATGCACAGGTGGCGAATGGCAACATCTGGCGCATCAAGAAAGGGTACGGCGAGCGCGTTTTGCAAGTGACGGGATTGAAATCGTTGTCACAGGTTAATCAATATCGAGCGTTGTTGAGCATCCCAAACAATTTATGGGACGAAGCCGATATGAATAATTACACAGAGGGGCGTATCCGCGACACCATAAAACCCCGCGATGTTAATGGCGGTCAAGAAGTTAACAGTGTTTATACTTCAACAATTGTTGAAGTATCCGATCGCCGAATCAAACAACGCCAACGGTTTGACGAGTTGATGCGCCCCAAACTTGAGGGGATGATTGAGAAACACGGGTATGGGATGTATTGCAACATCACCAATGCTTTTATATTTTGGAAGAATCATACTTTTATAGGTTTGATTGATAACAAACCCTTATTCAGTTACTCGATTGAGTTGATGTTGAAAGCAATGTTCACCATCTGCCCAGACTATGGTACATGGCGGGCGATGTCGCACGCAGACTATGATCGCCTATTTGATACGAAAAAAACGCTTAAACCGTTGGAAACAACCGCAATCAAACGGGTTATGCACGACATCGGCATTGGTGAGGATGATGATCCTATCCAACATCCCTTTGGCGGTGGGTCTGATATGGATAATGACCCAGAATACCAAGTGCATCTTGATGAGGTTCGGCAAATCGAAAACGACTTTGCCGATTATGTGCCACCCGACCTGAAATACACGCCGCCGAAAGACCGGCGTTATGTCGCACAAGACACGCTATTGCACCATTTTATTGCGATGGTCATTGGCTGGGGTGGGATGTATAACCACACCGTTCCGTCTGAATTGACCCGTCTGCGTGATATGACCCCGTTGGATGTTCAACGGATGGTCGAGCGCGGGCTTGCGCCAGACGAAATCGCGCAGGAACTGGATGAAATCGGCAATCGCGTTTTGGAATATATCAGCGATGTGCATCAACAACTGGTCGAAGCGCAAGCGGCAATTTGGCGCGATGCAGGCGGTGACGAATGAGAATTTATACCAGTCGGACACGCGCACGGATTAGGACTGATGTGGCGTTGGGTAAATATCGTCTTACAGCGATTGGGCAAGCCGTTGTCAATTACATTAAATATCGTGAGCAAGCGCATTGGCTGGTGGGGTCTTATCACCCCGCGCAGAAGGCAAATTGAGGACGCATAAAGTGATTTATTCGTCATGGCGAGGGTGGGCAACTCCTACCCGTACAACCTGTTAGAAAATGTTTTACAAGGTGAAATCATGATAGAGCATAAGACCGTCAAAGTGGTGACGGATGAAATTTTGAATCAGATGGTTAATGGTGGGTGGACTATTGTCCACCTGCAATTTGATGGTGAGGTGTTGCGCGGGGTGTTCAGCCGTGAGGTCAAAGCACCTGCGCGTGTGGGCGTGCCGATGGTCGTCAAGCCGATTGAGACGGCGGGCGCGGTGGCGGAGGTGGTCAATCAGCCACTGGGTACGGATGCAAGTTTGTATCGCAGACGGACATATCGCCCCGTGCCTGTGGGCAAGCTGAAAGTCATCGAAACGCCTGAACAGACAATTGCACGGCTGGATGCTGAGGTGGTCAGTCGTGTGACAAATTGGGTGGCGCAAAATGTCACCCCGCCAACCTATCAACAATTATTATGTGAGGTGAAGGCATGACTACCGAAATGAAAACAGAAAACAAGGTGACGGTGGACATCACCGTCATTGAGGATGCACGGCAATTGTTGGCACGCATGTTTGATGATCACCCCGCCGTCCGTGACGATGTGAATAAGGTGTGGGCGGTAGTGCAAGTATTGCAAGGGCATATCCAAAACTTATCGAATATGTTGGGGGCGATGAATGAAACGATTATCACTCTGCGCGAACAACGCGATAAGCTGGTGGTCGAAAACTCTCGCAAGTGGGACGAGGGGTATGATGCGGGCGCTCGGTTTGGGCAAATCGGCGCGGATGAGGAAAAAACGATGGCGTTGTTACGCCAGATGTTGATTGATCAACTCGAAGATAAAATAAACGTCCACCCCGAAGATGCCGCTGTGTTTGTGGATATGATGATGGCGGGGGATTTACGGCTAGATGAGGCGGATATTTTAGCCGAACTCATCGAAGCGGTGGCGTATCAGCGCAATATGGCGGCAGAAAGTGAGGATGAATGATGGACGGTCTTATTGAATGGATGAGCCAACGGGTATCACTCATGAAACAAACACCCGCAATTGTGGCAATCTGTGAAAAGACACCTAATCGCACGGTGATTGTGCGCTGGGATGCCGACCTGCGCCAATGGGCAAGCCACGCCGAAAATAGCGAGGGGTACGCGATGTTAGGGTCTCATAAGGTTTGGCGGAATGACGAAGAGATGATTGCTTACATGATTTGGCATGGTGGCATAGGCGATTGGCAAATGCGCCAACAGACGAATAACGGGCGGTTTGACACCATCCTTACGCAACACTGGAATGAGGTGGGCGATGAACAAAATCCCTAGTGTAAACCCGTCTGGCGGACGGGGATGGTTGGATGAATGGATGAGTTTTGCCAAAAACCGTGCGAGCATGACTGATGAGATCATGCTCGAAGCGGTTGGTCTGGCGGTGATGTCGGCGGTCGTAGCGCGACGTTCGGTGCTAAAAATGGATTTTGCCGACATCTATCCGAATTTGTATGTGATGCTGGTGGCGCATACCACGTATTATCACAAGTCAACGGCGTTGGCGTTGGCGAAAACGGCAATCGAAAAGGTCGCGCCTCATCTGTTGATACCTGCGTTGATGACACCAGAAATGTTGATGAGTAAGATGTCGGGGTTGTTGCCTACGAACATTGAAACCTTAGCCGTCAACAACCCGCAAACCGCCGAAATCCAACGGCGGGGGGTTACTTTCGCGGGGCAAAAAATCCAAATTGCCGATGAAGCATCAAAAATTTTTGGAAAGGATTACATGGGTGGCACAGAAGAGTTCTATCTCGAAGCCTACGATAATCCGCCAACGATGCAACGCGAGTTTAAGCGCGATGGTTTGACGGTCATCCGAAATCCATCGCTCACGTTGTTGTTCGCCACCACGCCCGCCAATTTGGGCGTGATATTCGGTGAGCGCGACACGGGATTTTATGCGCGGTTTGCGATGGTCACACCTGAAAATGACCGCATTCAACGGGTGCATAATCGGCGCGGTACGGATAAGACCGTAGCCTCGCCACAGAAGATGCTGGACGGGTTAACGGCATTATATGGCTCATTGCCGATGCCCAACCAATATGGGTTACAAACGCTGGAAATCGGCATTAGCGATGAGGCGCTGGAGATGTATAACGCCTACGCCGATGCGCTCCATGCCATGTGTGCGCCTGATGCGTGGCTGGACGACCGCTTGCGCGGTACGTATGGGCGGTTGGGTGTGCAGGCGCTGAAAATTGCGATGTTGATGTGTGTGGCACGCGGGGATAAGGTCATCAACACCGATGATTGGGCTCATGCTCAAATCATTGCCGAACGTTGGCGGGCATCGGCGCATCGCGCACGGACGGCAATGGTCAATAGTGTTGATAATCAGATCGAGCGCGACATCATCCATTATTTGCGCGGGTCAAAATCGGCGCGGACGCTGGTTGATATCGCCCGCATGGTGTCGGGTGATAGGCGCACGATTGAGCGGATTTTATCGAATTTGGTGGATGGTGGTGTGTTATCAAAAGATGATGAGGGGGGCAAAAAGGTGTTTGAACTACGGTACCGGGTTATCGCCCGGACGATATACCCATATTCCGATAGCAACCGCGCATCTTATCTTTGGAATTTGTCAGAGGATTTGCGCCGTGATGTTGAGCGCGAATTGGCGCGGATGGATGCCGAAGATGATGACAATGGTCAATAGATAGCACGGACGGGCTAATTATGGTATAATGGGGGGAGTTATTGGAGCAACGATAGGATATGACACCTGCATCATCACCAAACATCGCAAAACAATCGTCATTATCGCCTGTAGAAATGCGGGTGATTGAGGCGATGCAACGGCTGGTACAAATCAGAAGAATGGATAGGGTTTATCCGTATCAACTGGTGGTATTTACGGACGTTGGGTATAGTGAGCAACATCTAAGACGGGTGATGAGGCGGATGGCGCAACTGGACATTATAACCCGCGTTGGTGGCGATAGGTCACGGAGGGGTTATACTCTAATGACATAACACCCCACAATTAAAATGACATTTGATAAAGCCCCTATGACAAGGGGCTTTTTTATTTTATATATACATGAGCGTTACAAATGTCATGGGTGGGGTATGATGTGATTATGGCGGGCTTTTTATGAGGCGTTTTTTTATGATTGATGGTATTGATTTATGGACATTGGTGGAACGCGTGGGTGTGCCGTTTGCGTTGGTTGTCATTTTTAGCATGATAGCGGGGCGGTTTCTGACGTATTTGGATAATCAACAAAAAAGCGATTTATCTGAGAGACAATCTTGGGATAAGATTCGCAAGGATGATAATCAGCAGTGGATGACACTCATCAATGGGTTAAAGATGAATATTGAGTCACAGGGGTTGGCGCAAGCGGAGTTTTATAAAACGGTATCGCAGGATAGGATAACTTCGGTGGCGTATCAGAACACGACCAGCACGGCGTTGGCGGACTTGCTGACAATATCTAAAGATTTGCGGGGTGTGCCTGATGGGGTACGCAAGACAAACGAGACGCTGGGGGTTATTAACAAAAGGCAGTTGGAAATAAATGATTTAGAAACCAAGCATGATTTAGAAATGAGGCAACAATTGGAAAAAACCAATAGCGCCCTATTGGAGATGCAACGGGAACTCAAACACATAACCACGGCGATGGAAAAATTGCCTGTCACAATGCAGGCAACGATTGCGCCGTTGGTGGGTATGATGGAAACGGTACTCACCACCGCACAGGCGACACAAGCTCGGCTGGATGATTTGCCGTTGATGCCGATGGTCGAGACGGATAAGACGGATTATGTGGCTACAAATGGGGACGCGCCCGACCCAGTAGCACCTTTACCAGTGCATAAGGCGGGGGAATAAAGATTTATAGAATAGTGTTTCGCATATTACAAATTGAACGAAAAAACAGTAAGTCCTAGATGGACATGATTGGACAGTACAATGACAGATGTCAAAGATGATTTAACACAATTGGTTGAGATAGCCGAAAAAATGCTTAACACAAGGGATATTGAGGAGCTTAATACTCTTAAAGAACTATCCGATTCGATTTTGGCGCGTGTTAAATCGGATGATAAGGCATCGGCAACATATAACCAATTGAAGAAAAAACAACCTGCTCCCACCCCGAAGCGATTAAAACTTACTAAAAAGATGGTAAAAGATGCGCTGGAAAAGACGCGAGGAAATTTGTCTATGGCGGCGCAATCGTTGGGAGTTAGTCGCCAAACGGTTTATGCGTATATGGAACGGTATCCTGAACTTAAAGATATACGGGCGGATGCGGTCGAATATGTAACGGACATTGCGGAGGGGCATCTGGAAAAGATGATATTGAGTGGGGACCAACGGGCGGTTGAGTTTTGGTTGCGGTATCGGGGCAAGGGGCGGGGGTATACATTGGCAAATGATGTTAAGGTCGAGGGGGCGTTACAACTGCCCGCCGATGTGATGGAGATGATGCGGGTTCATGGAATTGCGTTGGCGGATGTGGCACAGGAATTAGCGGTTTTATTGCGCGAGGCGGGTGGCGATGGTGCAACGGTTAACGGCTAAGGACATCGCCCGTGAGGTCGCATATCGGTTATTATTATCCGTCCACACGGGATTAACCCCACCGATGGACGGCATGTATACCGTCCCTACGGATGTGAATCCCTTTACAAGTTTTAAGCGGATGGTGTGGCGGGGTTATCAACATGCCGAACATTTGCGGGTAATTGACGATGTGTTGATGGATACCGTCAAGTTTTTAGAATCGGGTGGGCGCGATGGGGTGAACAAAGTGATTATCAGTATGCCGCCACGTCATGGTAAAACGATGACGGTGAGCAAGTTATTCCCCGCGTTTTTGTTGGGGCGCAATCCTCAATGGCGGGTGATGTTGGTGAGTTATGCCGCCAACCTTGCGCGTAAAAATAGCCGATATGGGCGCAATTTGATGCGGTCTGAGGTGTATAGACGGTTGTATCCGATGGTGAGCATTGCGGGCGATTCGCGGGCGGCGGATGCGTGGGATACAACCGCGGGTGGTGGGATGGATGCGTTGGGTGTGGGTGGTAGCGCAACGGGTAAGGGGGCGCATGTGTTAATCATTGATGACCCGATTAAAAATCGGGCGCAGGCGGAATCTGATACGTATCGGGATAAGGTTTGGGATGGGTATACAGATGACTTGTATACACGGCTTGAGCCGAATGGTGTGCAGATTGTCATGATGACGCGGTGGCATTTGGATGATTTGGTTGGGCGTTTGTTGAAATATCATGCAGAGGGGTGGCGGGTGGTGGTATTGCCTGCGATTGCAGAGGATAATGACCCGTTGGGGCGGGCGGTCGGTCAGGCGCTTTGGGATGCGCGGTATCCTATCAATAAGCTGATGGATATTAAAACAACGCTCGGTGATTATAGCTGGTCGGCACTCTATCAACAAAAGCCAACGCCTAGCGAGGGCGGGATATTTAAGCGGGCGTGGTTTTATCCTGCACCATCGGAAGCGCCGATTATCAAACGGGCGGTACGGTATTGGGATTTGGCGATGAGCGCCCACAATAGTGCAGATTATACGGTGGGGGTCAAGATTGGTGAGGGGGTGGATGGTCTGTTTTACGTCATGGATGTGGCGCGGATACAACGGGATTGGGCGGATGTTGTGCCGTTTATGAGGCGCGTCATATTGGGGGATGGGACGGCGGTGAGGCAGGGCATCGAAAAAAAGGGGTATATGAGCCGTGCGGTGGGGGATTTGAATAAAGACCCTGCGTTACGTGGACATACTATTATGGGGTTTGATGTGGATACCGATAAGTTGACACGGGCGCTTCCAGTGGCGGCTAAATTGGCTAGTGGGGTGATAAAGGTCATTGATGGGGTGTGGACGGATGTGTTTATTGATGAGTTTGTCACATTCCCCAATGGGGTGCATGACGACCAAGTGGATGCTACGGCGGGGGCGTGGGTGATGTTAGATAGCAACGAAAGACGACCTATTAGCGTGGAGACGAAAAAATATGTTTGAACAAATTGCGTTAGAATTTGGACTATCGGCGACATGGGCTAGTGAGGTCGCCGACTGGGGGAAGCGGGTGGCGCTGTATCGGCGGTATGCGGCGGGCGACCATCGGGCAAATTTGACGGCACGCATGAAGGCGATGTTGCATGTGTCGGATGAAACGGAATTTAACATTAATTATTGTGGCGCGATTGTGCAAACTATGGCTGACCGTTTGAAGCTGGCGGGTGTGGATGCTGGCGGGGATGATAAGGATCAGGTAACGGCATGGATTGATGATGTGCTGTGGTACAACTCCATGCCGTCTTTGCAGATGGATGTGCATGAGGCGGTGATCCGCGATGGAGATACTTTTGTGATGGTGGCGTATCATAACGAGCATCAGAAGCCGATGCTGACGCACGAATTGGCGTGGAATGGTAGCACGGGAATCGTGCCGATTTATGATATGACCAACACCGAAATGATTGGGGCGGTGAAGGTGTGGTGGGAGAATCGGGCGGTTGTGGATGAAAAAGGCACGCCTGCGGTTCGTTTGGAACAGCGGGCAAACGTTTATACCAAAAATCGTGTGCGGAAATATTGGCTTAGTACGTGGTCATTGATTGAGGCGGATGATGCCGATGTTGAATGGCGCGTGGGCGAATTGCCGATAGTACATTTTCGCAACAATGGGCGGTCGCGGTATTGGCGGGGGATGAGCGAAATTGATAATGTATTGGGGTTGCAGGATAGTCTGAATCGGACGTTGGTGAGCATGACCATGACGGGCGAACTGGCGGCTTTTCCTGTGAATGTAGCAATTGGCTTCACCCCAAATGAGGCGGTGGAGCCTGGGATAACGATTGTGGCGACAAGGCGGAACGAAGCTGGTGAGGATATTGGTCTGACACGAGATGATATGGTGGACATGAAACAGCTCCCTGCGTCATCGCTCGTGCCTTACATTGACCAAGCAAACTTTATTGTCGAACAGATGAGCCAAATTACCCGTACCCCGCTTATGCGGATGGGCGGGGATACGGCATCGGGCGAATCGCTCAAACAAAAAGAGGTAGGGTTAATTGCCAAAGTCGAAAAGGCACAAATCCGATTGGGTGAATCGTGGGAGTGGACGATCGAATTGGCAAATTTGGTGGCACGGACATATGGCAAAGTATCCGCGCCGAAATTGGGGCGGTGCATGGCACTGTGGGAAGGGGCGCAAATCCGCAATGATAGCGAGATTATCGCCAATGCGTTGGCGGTGGCGGATCGG